TAAATACCCACGTGGCCGTCTGGCCGCTGGACAGGTTGGACACATAGGCGGAGGTCCCAATCAGGCTGTAAGCGCCGTCCGTCAGCCGCCAAATCCGCAGGCAATACTGATTCAGGGCGGGGTCGGTGAAAAAATACACAGTGGAAATACTCGTCAGGCGGCAGCTGTCGGGCAGATGTCTCGCCAGAATCTCGTCTCCCCAGGTCATCGCGTAGCCTCCCACGATGGTCCAGGTGTCGGCGGCATCTCCGCTGGACAAGGTGGATTGCCCGGTCACCGCTTCCAATTCCACGCCCGCGTCCTTGAGAGCTCCCGGCAATTTATTTGCTACAGCCTCATTGACCAATTCCCCGCTTTCCACCTGTCCTTCCAGCGTTTCCACAAGCCGCGTTGCTTCATCCCGGGCCGCTTCGGCCTGTCGTACAAGTTCCTCGACCACAATGGACGGGTTTTCCACAATGGTTACGGAGCCGTCTTCCGTTTCGGGGATGGAGACATCAAGAGCGCCGGCCACGGCCGCGGCCTCATTCGTTCCATCCGGAGGCGTAACGCGGGACACTACATGCACGGCTCCCTTCAACAAGGGGTATTCTTTTCCCGATGCGTCGGTCAGAAAAATATCATAAGCGCCGCATCCGGCGGCCAGCCTCGGCCATGTCACCAATGCCGTACTCGCCCCCGTAACGGCACAGTCCAGCATGATCACCCCATCCTGTACCACCGCGCCGCGTAGCGTCATGCCGCTGATGTCCATATCCTCACCGGATGGAGAAATAAAATGCAGCGCAAGAGACTGCGGCAGGGATTCCGTGACGTGTATGTTGTAGTTGGCGGCTTGCCTCATGAAAATATGATGCGGCAATCCTCAAATCCGTAAATAGTCGGGGCTGGATATGTGTTTCAGATTTCGCAGGAGACAGAACCTTCCGTCCAGGAGTCATGATACCAGTCTTCCGTGTCCGGAGGCGTGTACACATCCGTTTCCTCCGTCCAAATGCCACGGGAGGAACGGCCGGCCCAAATAGCCATGAAAATCACATCGGCCCGGTCCGGGGAATGCAAGCCCTTTCCCCGCATGTCTTCTTTGGACATGACGCGGAGGCGGCCCTTCTGGTCCCATTCCATCTGGCGTGTAGTCATCTGGCGGAATGTGACCGGGTCGAGTTCATCAATGCGGATCTTTCCGTTGACGATGTCGCGAGCCCCCAGTATCCACGCTTCGGAAATGGTGTTCAGGTAATGTTCCGGGTCTTCCCCGGGCAATCCTCCCCGGAACTCTTTAATACGGTAGCCGTCCCCTCCGCTTTCAACCGGTTCGGCCATTTGCTGGACGATAGGTAGCCCCAAACCGTCCGAGTCTCCCCATGCATTATGTGCCTCAATGCCGAGTTCCTTGAGACGGTTTGCCATCCGGCGCCGGGCCTGTACCGTGCTGGATTGTCTAAACGCCTGGTCCAGTCTGACAAGGGTTCCTTCCCGTACAGCAATGGCATTTTCGTCTCGGCCGGCTGCAAAATCCAAAGCGGCCCATTGTCCACCCGCCTTGAACGCCGGAGGATGGTCTATCGCATGTCTCAGTTGTTCCGGAGTAATGACCAGCATGTCTTCCCCTTCCGTCCATTCCGCAAGGTGCATGGAACGGTAGAGGGGATGTGATTCCCCGTAGGTTTCCAAGTCTTCCGCGCGTTTTTCCGGGCGGATGTGGGGACACATGTATGACGTGACCCTGGTTCGCCGCCAGTTTTTGGCCTCGTCGTGAAAGCAGCGGTAATGCTTCCCCATGGCCGAACCAGGGGAGGAAAGGTACAAATACCGGGTGACGGTGCATCGGTCCGCCGCCTCAAAAATACCGTCCTGAACGCCTTTCGCTTCATCCACGATATAAAGGACAGGCGTTGCCGCCGTCGCGTGATATCCTTCCGCCTTCTGTTCATCATTGGTAGAAAATATAGAGGTAAAGCCTCCTTCCGGAGTCAAAATTTCCATCTGGTTCCATTTCCAACCCCGGAATGCCGGATGAGACTGGTAAGCACGGATTGCAGGCCAGAGCTGGGTTTTTAACTGCCGCCAGGAACCGGACGTTAGAACAACACGTCCGCGGGGAAAGCAATACAGCCACCATAGTACAACAGGACCTACCAGGGAAACAGTTTTGCCGGAACCGTTAGCCGCTACAACAGCCGTGCGCCGGTAATCGTTAATGTCCTCATAGGTGTTGATCTGCCAGTCGTAGGGGTCCAGCCCCAGCACGGCAACGGCGAATTCAGCCAGCCGTAAACGGCACCGGGATACTATGTCATCACACCGTTCCGCCATTCTCTTCTTCCGCCCTCTTTCTGCGGATGGCTTCAATTCTGTCCATGACGGACGCTATTCTGGCTTCGTCGCATTCCGTGATCATCTCTACAGGTCCCCCATTGGCTCCGGTGAGTTCCACGGACTTCCGTTCCCCGTAACGGGCATTTCTCTTCCCGGCCAGCCATTTACGGTATTCGGCTCTATTTTTGTCCATCTGCGCACAATCGGGGCTGCTTCCATCAAGTATTTCCAGGCCCTTTTCCACCAAGGCATCCGCCGACATCTCGCACGCGCGCGCGTAGTTGTGTAAAAAGCCGTCATGCTCATTCATCCAGTTATAAACTGTCTTACGTTCCGGCATGTGTTCATCCCTTACAATCTGCATCAGCATTTCCCCTTCGGCAATGCGTCTGCATATTTCGTCCGCCAAAGCGTCCGTGTATTTGGTCGGACGTCCTGTCCGCTTCGGTGGAATGGTGGATTTTTTCTTCATTCTAAAAACATTTTCCCTCTCATCTTCGGATGTTCACGGAAATACAATTCCAGTTCAACTCCGTCAGCCAAAGTTGGTATAATACAAATGCCGGCTTTCATTTCTGCGACAATTAGTTCTTCTACCTTGCATTCTCCCTTTTCGCACAAATCAGCAAGTTGACTAATCAGTTCGTTAACTTCTAACTTTCCTGACTGATATTCCCGATATAACTCTAGTGCTTTTTTATTCATTTGAACAGTAAGGTTAAACTTCTTAAAAATGCCATACGCCAGTAATGTTTACCGTCTCTGGTATCATTCCAATATCGCAGAAACTCATTAGGAGACAAAGCCAGTTTTTGAAGGTGACGCGTAGGCATTTCTACCCCGTAAGGCATTCCATCGAGGGGTTCTCTCCCATAAATTTTTCCGGCATAATCATCCCTTTGTTCAAATGATGGGGCAAAATGATCGGAATACCCCTCCGATCCGCACGACAAACGCCCTCGCTTCTCGCCCTTGATCCTCTTCTGAAAATAATTACCAATCTTCTTATTTTTAACGTTCTCTCCATTAAAGTGCAGCCAGTGCACCAGCTCATGGAAATGATTATCCTTATCGAACTCTTCTCCACTGGAATAAAAAATAGTTCTGGTAATGGGGTTGTAACTTCCTCTGTTGCCAAAATTTGTATCCTTGTCCACAGATCTCATCGGCGGCAACGTTTCCAGAATCTCCGGATCCACCATCCGCATAAATTCATTCATGTTTTTACGGATAGTTTCCTTTGCCATGGGACGGAATTCACCGGAAATTCCATTTTCTACCTTTTCTTTGACCCAGTCCCGCTCCGGATGGCGGGTTTTCAAGGCATGTAAAAATGATTGCACCTGGCCTAATGTTGCCTCCCCGCGCGGACGCAACCCCGCTTTTTTCATCAAGCCCGCCATAGCAGAATCCTTTCTTTCAGGCTCAAACAAATCAAGCGTCATTTGCAACGGTGATATTTCTACCGGATTTTCCTGCTCCGCCTGCCGCTGCATGCGCTGGGCAAGCTCACGGGCCGGAATGGCAAGCCGTCCGTCTTTGTCCAGGGCATCCACTCCAAGACGCTTCTTGAGGCTTTCCCGGAGCCGGGCGGCAAGGGCCGGGTCTTTTATCTTTTGAACGGAGGCAGAGCGGTTCATGAGGCGTTCCGGCACCGTTGCCCCGAAACGGGACATGTCCACCGGACCGGGAGTCCAGTTGGGGCCAATCAGACCGTCCTGGATGCACTCGGCGCGGGAAACGGATTCAATGTCCATCCAAGAGTTGAAGCCGTAGAGCGGCCAGGGCAGCAGGAAGCCCCCAATGGCCGGAGAATTCATCTCAACGGCCCAAAATTGGAAGTCCGTCTTGAGGCGGACGGCGCCTTCATGCAGGACATGTATCGGGCGGGGCATCCTGGCTCCCGGGTGCCGGACGAATCGCCATGCCGGGTAGGAGCAGAGCATTTCCGGGGTCATGCCGCTTTCCCAGCGGGCCTGGCCGTAGCAGGAGCGGGTGTAGGTGTCAAAAATCAGAGACAGGCGGGAACGAGCGCCAATGTTGGTAATGCGGTTGTCTCCCGCATTCGCTGCCATTCCTTCTGCGTCCATAAAAGCGCGGGCCTTGGCTATGAAGTCGGCCTTCCCCTGCATCACGCCCACCGTTGTTGACGTGCCGTCCGGAAGTATGATCTCCTGCCTTTTCCCGGCCAGGAAGTCGTCAAGCATGTCGGCGAGGCGTTGCAGGAACTGCGCTTTTTCAACGTTCGCCGTAAAAATAGAATTCACTCGTTCCGCGGCGGGCAGCATAGCCCGTTCGCGTGTGGACATGGGTCGAGCATCTATCTTTTTACGCCGGAATATATCAACGGGAGTTACCATTTTCGCTTTGAATTTCATTGTCGTCCCGAAACAAGGGTAAGTCATCCGTTTTTTCAGGATATGTAATTTCCGATTCTTCCGGGATTTCCCGGTCATAAATTCCAAGGCGTTTATTATAGCGGAGAAGAAGCAATGCTCGGCGCTGGGCTTCCATGTAATCGTGTGTTTCCAATCCGATACAAATTCTCATTCTTTTGCGCTTGGGTCCCAAATAAAGGGATATTCTCAAGGCATGAGATCCGCAGGGTTGAGTAATAATGTCCAGTTTTTTCATGATTTATTGACGGGGTAATTCTGTTCTTCCTCGTATTTTGTGAGTTCCGCGGTCCAGCGGAATTGAATACGCCCCAGCCGTCCGAAGCGGTTTTTGCCGATGATCCACTGCGCTTCCGTGGGGTCGTGCTTGTCGGGCTTGTACATGTAGGGGCGGTGGATCATGATGATCTGGTCGGCGTCCTGCTCAATGGAGCCGGAGTCGCGCAGGTCGGAAACGACCGGTTTGCCCTGGGCGTTCCCGGATCTTTTTTCCACGTCGCGGTTGAGCTGGGCCAGCACCAGGACAGGAATATTGAGTTCCTTGGCCAGGGATTTGAGGCCGGCGGAGATTTCCGAGACTTCTCGTTCACGGCTGTTGCCCGCCGGGACGTGGAACGCATGAGCTGCAGGTAGTCCACGCCGATGCATTTGACGCCGTGTTCCCGGACCATCCGGCGGCCGCGGGCTCTGATGCTGTCGATGGTGAGGGAGCTTTCGTCGTCGATGTGCAGCGGGGCGGCCGTGATTTTCCTGACGGCGGCCGTGAAATGCTGCTGCTGTCCGACCGTCATCGGCTTGCCGCGGCGGATGTCGTCGGAGTTGATGCCGGCCATGCCGTAGAGGATGCGTTCCAGGAGCTGGGATTTCGGCATTTCCAGGCTGAACATGCCCACGGGGGTTCCCCCGAGGCAGATGTTGGTGAGGATGTTGACCAGGGCGGCGGTTTTCCCGACTCCGGGCCGGGCGGCAAGCACGATCATGGCGCCGGGCTGCAGGCCGTCCAGGGTCAGGTCCAGGCGGCGGTATCCGGAGGAGATTCCTTTGATAGCTCCGGGGTTGTTCATGCGCCATTGCAGGTTTTCAATGATGGTTCCCACGGCTCCGCGGATGGTTTCGGTTTGGCGGACGCCACACCGGTCCCGCAGGGCGGACATGCCGCGCTCGGCTTCATCAAGGGCTTCTTCCGCGCTTTTGAGCTGATCGCCGGCGGCTTCCGCCATCCGGGAGGCAAACGCGAGCAGCGCATGTTTTTTGGCGGCTTCCGTGACCATTTCCAGGGCGGCGGCGGTTTTGTACCGGGCAAGGGCTCCATAGGTGGCCGTCTCCACGACTCCGGCGTGCCCTCCCACGGCGTCAAGCTGGCCCTGGGCTTCAAGGCGCGCGATGACGGTGAGGGCGTCCACGGTTCCTCCCGTGCCGGCGACGGTTTCCAGAGCGGTCCAGATTTGCTGGTGCGCCGGGAGGCTGAATGTCTGGCGGCTGATGCCCTTGTCCCGGAGGTCCGCAAAGGCCAGGGAGCCGTCCATTGCCTGGGAGAGCACCAGTTTTTCGGCGTCGATGAGTGTCTGAGAGTCGATCATGTTTTTTGAAATTGTTGATTGTTAAAGTTCTTCAAAGTTGCTGTAAGGGTCTTTGTCTCCGTTCCCAGGGGGCGGCGGATGGTTGGAGGCATAGCTGATGGCAAAGCTGACGGCATCAGACTGCCACCTAGTCACGGGGATGCCGTTGCGGGTCCAGTTGACGGCATCCCGGCTTCCCCAGTAGGCTGTGGCGCAGTCCGGTATCTGGTCGGGGGTTAAACGCACACGCCCCGCAAAGGCCGCGGCCCGAAGATGGTCTTCGACTTCTTCCACGGTGCACGGAAGGGGGGTAGAGGGGGTATTATTCGTCTTCGTCTCCGACTCCGTCTTAGTGTGCATATGCTGCGCATCTGCTAAGCATGTGCTGCGCATATGTGCATCAGGCGCAGGGTATTTGCTTTTCTTGCTCCGTACCTGTTGCCGGAAGTTGGTCACTTCCAGATATTCTTTTCCCTCGATGGAGTACAGGACGACGAGCCGGGCTGCCTCACAGGATTTGAGGCAACGTTGAACGGAATCCTCCCTCATGGAGTCGAGTTTCAAGGGGTACAGGGCAGAGCGTAGAACAGACGAACGGGCGTCAAAACGTCCAAAGTCGTCTACAACGGAGAGCAAGCGGCGGAAAAATACCTCCGCTTCCCAGCTCAGAGAATTAACCGCTTCGCTGGTTAAAATCCCTTCTCTGATTATTCTATTTGGCATATCAAAAAAGCGTCAGTTGGGGGTTGTAGATTTCATAAATACCAGGAAGACGGTCTTCCCGCGGCGGTGCCCGAACAAAGGTTCATGGCTGGCCAGCTTCAACACTTCTGCCGTGCTGACCTGATCCTCACACCATTTGAACACCAGAACGCCGCCCGGTTCCAAAACCCGGAAACACTCCCGGAATCCGGCCTTCAAATCATCCCTCCATGTCTTCCGATCCAGTTTTCCGTATTTCTTGGCCAGCCAGGACGATTCCCCGGCGTGAATCAGGTGCGGAGGGTCGAACACGACAAGGCGGAACGTCCCGTCGCTGAAAGGCATCTCCCGGAAGTCCCCGACGACGTCCGGCTTGATTTCCAAGGTTCGCCCGTCGCAAAGCATGTGCGTTTCCTCCCGACGGTCCATGAACACCACATCGGGATGGCGGCGGTCAAACCAGAACATGCGGGAACCACAACAGGCGTCAAGAATGGCTTTCATGCCTCCATCCTCCTTTCCACAATCTGAATTCTCCGTCCGATATACCACATGACGGGCACGGCCATGCTGTTTCCCACAGCCTTATAGCGGTGGGAATCCGGACAATCCGCGGCGGGCTTGCCCCTCCACGGAATCAATGTCCAGTCATCCGGGAACCCCTGCAAACGCTCGCACTCCCGCGGCGTCAGACGACGCACGACATAGCCGCTCTGAACAAACGTCACGCCGGCGTGGGACGCACTGCCGCAGTCTCTGGTTAAAGTCGCTGTAATGGACGAATACCTGAAAAAACCGTACCCTGTGTTGATAACGCCTTGATCATAACACACCTCCGGAGTCTTGCCGCCCGCCGTCAGGGTGTACATGGGATCTCCCACGTCTCCCCAGCCTTTCCCGGTCACGTCGTTATCGCTCTGCCGTATGGCGTTGCGTATGTCCACAGGCAGGCACACGCATTGATTGACGGCTCCGCCGCCATGACCGCTCCGCAATGTCGGAGCCACGTCAATAGAGGCGTCCCGTCCCGCGTCGTTCTGGGTAAAAACCACAATCGGTGTATTGCCGCCCCCCGTGCCGTACTTGGCCGACACGGTGGAGCAGACATCTCCCATTTCTCGGACGCGGGAATCCTGGGCGTGGTTTTCAAATACTACCAGATTTTGACACTCGTCCCCCGCTGGTCCGCCCGTCCCTTTCGCCCATTTGGACGTGACAGAGGGCGCCACATCAGGCACCAGGTACGCCCCCCGCTGCCTGAAAATCTCCTGGTCGCTCATGCCGACTCCTGACTTGTGGGCGAACAAGGTGGGGTGGACTCGTCCTCCGTCCCAATGCGAGCCCTCAAAGCGGCTTCCAGCATTTCCGGCAGCTTCTTTCCACGTTTGGCGGCACGCCTCAAGATTCCCCGGCACGCGTTCGCCGACAGGTAAAAGCGAGTCGGCACTGGCCCAGTTTCCAGCGCCTGCCACAGCCAGGACAAACACACGTTTTCTTCGCTGGGGTACTCGGTGCCATTGGGCGTCAAGCACCCTCCACGCCACGGTTCTTTTTGGTCCGGCCACCACACCGCTATTGGGGTGCTTCCTCCCTCCCCCTGGAGGGATGACGGGGGCGTCAGCTCCGCAAAGAGCGCCCAAGAAGCATCCAAACGCATTATCCGGCGTGGAAAGGACTCCGGGAACGTTTTCCCACAGCACCCACTTGGGCTTGAAATGGTCCGCCATGCGGCAAAAGGTGAGACACAGGTTTCCCCGGTCGTCGGCGAGGCTGCCTCGCTTTCCGGCGACGCTGAACGCCTGGCAGGGGGTCCCTCCGACCAAAAGGTTAATTGCTGGTATGTTCCATTCATGGTATCTGGTCATATCGCCGAGGTTGGGCACGTCCGGGAACCGCTCGGCGAGTACGGCAGACGGAAAGGGTTCGATTTCTGAAAAGGCCACGGGTTCCCATCCCAGGGATTCCCACGCCACGGAGGCGGCCTCAATGCCGGAGCAGACAGAAAGGTATTTCATGCGAGCCTCCTTTCCAGTATCGCCGCCTGCTCGTCAGTGAGGTACTGCCAGCTTTGCGGCGGGCGAGTCAGGCCGATGACAGAGAGCGGCACGGCGGCGGGAAGTTTCACGGGGTCCTGGACGCCCCAGACATAGCAAGGCAGGTAATTCCGCAGGTGCTCTTCCGTCACGCAAGCTTGGTTCATGGTCCATTCTAAAATTCCCTTTGGGGGATATGGTCGAAGTCCAGCAGTGACAACTAAACGGCACTTGCCGATGATGCCCCGTGTCCCGTACTGGCCGGATTCATAGAGCCACAGTGTGACGGAGTCGCCTTTGTTGAGGCGTGGCGCATTTTTACGCAGTTCCCATTTCTTTTCCCCGGACAAAATTTTCTCGGAGAAAGGCCGCCTGACGGATAGGAGGATGTTAATCATTGCTGGCCTCCTTTCTGCTCAATCTCCCAGGGCCATCTAAGGACATGAGTATCTGCAATCGTGAATACTGGTCTTCCTTCACCTCTCCTCACGTCCATCATTGCTAGATTTTTATTAACGTTTATCACTTCACAAATGCTTCCATCCTCTACTTGCAACTTGTCCCCCGGCCAAACCCTCATGATGGGAGGAAACAAAGAAACAAGCCTATCCATATCTTCAATACATGCCTTCTTGGTTTTCCAAAAATGGGAACTCTGGAAGAAGCAGTTGTAGCAACCAGCAACCCAATCGGTTGTTATCCCCTGGACATCATATCCTCGTATGGCTTTCAAAGGTGTGCCGCAAATAGGGCATTTAGGCGTTTTCTTTTTCATAGTCTTTAATCAGTTCATCCACGTCATCCTTTAATGACTCGCTATCATCCTTTAATCCGTCCAGATCCCATTTCAGGCTGTCCAGCTGATTGGAAAGGATACGCAGTCTATCCAAAAAGGACTGATATACCTCTTCTTCTTCCATTTTCTGCGGCCCGCATTCCGTGCAAGAATCCATGTCCACAAAAATTTTCCCGTCTTTTTCATAAGCCCGGAGCGGGTAAGAGCCATGGCCGGGTTTGTCGCAATAGACATTGTTCATTTTAATTTATCCTTTCTTGATTTTAAGTTTTCCGTTCGGACCCATGGTCCAGCCGTCAAAAGTGACGGTGCCGGACAGGTTGATCACGGGGTAGGCGTCATGTGGGTTAATGTGGTAAGTTCTCTTCTTGTGCTTAACCAGGAGATACCCGCCTTTCAGAGCACCGGAAACGGTGCCTCTAACGCCCATAGCCGTTATTTGCTGTCCGATCCGGAAGCAGGTGCCGCAAATGGCGTTGAGGTCATCCAGATCGGCCTGTGCGGTTTTGGTGACAGAGGCTTTTCTTCTGCGGTTGTATTCCTCCATCCAGAGCCGTTTTTTCTCTCTTTCTTCCGGGCTCATTTTCCGAGTTCCTTTCTTTTGTAGGTTTCAACGGTTTTTGTTTGATAATCACAAAAGCCCTCCTGGTTGAGGTAGCACCGGCCAAACTGGGCCAGGGCAAAAGCGTCCGCCTCGTTATTATTGCTCATATCCGCCGCCCAATGCTGAAAAACGCGTTTGAGCATCAAATCCTTTTCCGCATTGCCCTTCCCCGTGGCAAATTTCTTGTTGGTAGCAGGTGCAACAACGATGAAAGGTATTCCCATGTCCAAGAGCAGGAGGCGAATAACGCCGCCCAATTCCGCCAGCCCGGCCATGCCCTGGGAAGATCCATAGGAATACCCCTCAATAACAGCAAGGGAAGGCTGTGTTTGGTTGATGATGTCCAGCACCGCATTGCGGATTTCAGAGAGACGTTTAACGCTCCTGTTCCTGGATTTGATGACGCCCCATTTAGGGGAACCATCCCACACCAGAGCCCACCCCGTAGCGGTTAGCGACAGATCAAGACCTAAGATGCGCTTGCTCATTATGCCGCCCTCCCTTCTACGGCTGGACGGATTTGAGGCATGATGACGTCAAATTGGTCTCGGTATTCCCGTTTGAAATCATTCAGCGTCTCGTTGATTTGATCGGTGTAGGCATCCCAGTTCACTTTGATCAGGAAGGGACGCAAACCCCGGCAATAGGAGAAAAAATACCATGTCCGCAGCCCGGTCACCGCCATGGATCCGTGCACCTGGGGACGGTATTCGGGAGGCAGCTCGCCGTTGAGCAGGTAGAGGGCGTGAGTCTTGGAGAGGGGGCACTTGATTTCAAGGCCCGCCATGTAGTCGCCAGACTGGTCAACGATGAGCCCGTCAGGGCTGCATCCCACCGGTCCGTCTTGGCAAAGGACGAAACCCACTTCCTTGACGGTCATTCCCGTGATGGTTCTGAATTCGTCCCGGGCTTCCGGTTCCAGTTCTTCTCCCTGGTCCGTATGACGGTTGCCTTCCCACTTGATTTCATCGGGCCGAAGGAAGGAGCAGCACAGATCAATGATGAGTTCTCCCCAAGGTCCCCTTTCCTGGTGCGTTCTGGGCTGGGGTTTCTTTCCCGTAGGCGTCAGCAGCCGCTTAAAGTTGCTCGCGGTCAGACGGCCGGCGCGCAGCTTAAACCAGGCTTCCGACCGCTGATAAATGTTTTCGTAGACGATACAGTTCTTGGACAGGCTCATGTCAATAGTCCTCCATGTTGGCGGTTGCGTATTCTTTTGCGGCCGGTATTTCCAGGCCCGGTATAAAGTCGTCCTGCTGTTCAGGTTCCGGCAGGGCGTCCTGCGGTTCTTCTCGGAATTCTTCAGGGGACGGAGCGTTGTTCCACGGAGTTTCCCCTTCGGCTGGGCCGTCTGTTTTTTCTGGAGTTACGTTCCTCATTTCTTTTCCGAATTCCTGTTCATCGCTTTCCCGCATGGCCTCCTGGATGGCAAGAGGAAGATCCCATTGCTTGGAGGCGCGCTTGATGACCGTTTTCAGGCCCATCTGGGGAAAGTCGGTTGCCCAAGGCCCCACGATTTCCCCTTTCTTGGTCCGTGACTTGGTGCGATTCATAATTCCCTTGACGGCATGTAAGCTCATGCGCTCCCCATGCAAATATCTATCTTTGTCGGTCCAGGTGCAGTAAAACCCTCTGATGGGGTCTTTGGTATCATCCCATCCCGGAACATGGCTCATCGTGAATCTGCCGTCATCCAGACGCCAGGAGAACGGCTCTCCGTTCCGCACAATGCCGATGTTCAGGTTGGTGACGCCATTGGAGCGGGCCATACGCATCAGCCCCCGGGCGGAAGGTATGGCTGCACACGTCAAAATAGACTGTCCGCTTGACTTATCGTTGACCCAGAAGGGCACCAGATAGCCGTGAATCCCGTCCGGCTCGCAACGCATCATCAGCAGGTTTTTGAGGGCCGCAATCAGCGTTACGGGGGCGCATTGCTGTAGCTGCGGGGTTTTCTGGCAGCAATGCCAGAAGATGCTGATGCAGCGTTCCGGCGTCATCATGCCCTCCACAAGCCCCGTAATGGCGTTTTTCATGTCCGAAGACATGACAATTTCATAGAGTGTCTTTTTTGGGACTGGATTTTGAGGCAAATTGAGTTTATCTATTGATTCGTTATTCATATTCGTTCATGTTGTGTTTAACAGGCCGGGTTCAGTTGCCGCTGACCCGGCTATTTTTTCAGTTATTTAATAATTCTCGGTACTCGCGATTTTTTTCATCGCAAAGATCTTGAGCTTTTTTCCGCGCCTCGTCTTGGGTTACTCCCGTTCCTGCTTCATAAAATACGCAATATATTAGCTTAATTGCTAAAGGAGCTAGTTTAAGCAAAACATTAAAGCACCCATCTCCTTTTTTAATGTAATATGGATTTTTCTTTCTGATTTCTTCTATTGATTCAATCAAGACCAATCTTGAGAAAGGCACAATCCCTTCTCCGGCGGGGTCAATACTTTTGTCTATTTTAATGAGTACCATTCCATCGTTATCTTCATCTTCCAGAACTTCATATTCTATTTCTTCGGGAAGCATGCCTTCCCATTTCCTCCCCTTGTAATCGGGCTTGACGATATCGCCCTTTCGGAATTTCCTATTCGGATCGTATTGATTAAAATCCCGTTCAAGCACATCAGGGTTGATGAAGCATTTCGTCCCGTTTTTACACTCAACATGCAAGGTCGCCTTTTCCTCTACGATGTCGATGATTGTCCCCTCGACTTTCACTTTAGTTCCAACAGTGCAATCTTTAAATTTCATTTTATTTATTTAGTTAATCAGTTAAAAAAGGTTTTTGAGCAGGAGGAAAATTAAGAAGAGGAATGTTCCTCCGGCAGTAACCAGTCCACACCAGAAAATCAGGTAAGCGAGGATTTTGGTAATCCGGGGCCCTGATTGGGCGGCTTGGGTATAGTTCCAGCATCGCTCCGCTTCGTCCGGGATGCCGTTGAGGCGTTCCCTGGCGCATAACGGGCACAGAAAGCGCGCGGTGAAGACGCCGTCCTGATGGTCTCCTACCAGGGACATCCATGATGTCGAGGCTTTCAGCGGTGCCGCGCACATGTAGCAGCGCGTCGTCTTTGCGGGGTGCGGGTTGTTGGTGATCGTTTCCACCATCCCCTTGAAGGGGCCCCGGTCGATCAGGTGTTGATACGTAGTCATGATTTTTGGATTCCTCTTATTTTTTCCATATAGGCATCTACATCGGACACCAGGAAAGTAGTTATAGCTCCGCGATTTTTACTGTTGCCAGGCCCTCCTAACTTCTTGATGGCTCCTTCTTTCACTCCGCGCTGAAGAATGGGAATGATGCCTTGTTCAGTTTTGAAATTGAATCTTTTGGCCAGAGTGGAAGCCCGGGCATACTTCACTTCATCGGCATCGGATGAATGAGTTGGAGCCTTTTCAGGAGATTCCAGATCCGGGTTTCTCGCCAACTCATCCAATGCCTGGGAAAGTGTCTTGATTGTGTCCGCTTGTGCGTCCAAGGCCCTTTTTAAGCACAACATTGTTTTTGTGTAATTGCCCATATTTAGCTTCTGTTGATTGTTAAATGGCCGCCCGGACGGGATTTAATCCCCGCGCCTGCCAGACCGTATTTCTCTATCTACCGTTTTTTCGATTTGTGTTTTGGTTTTAGGCCCCACCTGGGCCGGGCGATTGGTTAAAATTCGTTTAGTCGTCGTAGTGTCCGTCCGGGTTGTAGCATTGGGGAGCGTGGTCAAAATCCCACTCGTCAATGGCCTGCTCTATCTGCTCCAGGAGTCCAACCGCGACGCCGTAGGAAATAGGTTCGCCGTCCACCCGGATGCACCGGTCTTCGTCGTCGTATTCAATGGTCATTGTTTTCGGAGGGTTGAGATTTAATCACCAGGTCGGAAAACTCGTCTACCGGCTCGGAGGGAAATAATGCGCCGGGTTTACATTCAAGGCTCAACCCAAGCAGACGCCGGGCTATGTAAATTGCCCCTGCGTATTTCGCTCGAAAAATCTTATCTTCGGAGTCGGAAGACAAGTAATACGGAGAGGCATCCTTGCGAGTTTCGACTTTAAGAACTTTATCCAGCTCAATGAGCAGGTCGACTATGCTTTTATTCTTATCCATGATAACTTCAATTTCTGTTGATTGTTCTTTAGTCATAATTAGTTTTCCCCTACAATTTGATTTACCATCCAGCTATGGAAAGAAATATCTCCTTTATTTAACTTAGGTTCGTCTTGGTGCCATGTCCACAGACCGCAGCATTCTCCCGGAAAAGCTGGTTCAAGATCATCTGTACTGTACCAAGCGTTATGCCAATCAGGACAAACATGACCTATCGATATCTGATCCCCTTTTATTTTTCCGACCGATCCTAATAGTTTTTTAGTTCTTTTGTGTCTGACAATTTGGCCTGGAAATATCCCGTCAACATTGTTAACCAACGCAAAATGATGCCGATTCCTATAAGGAATTTCTTTTAATTCGTGAGGTAAATCCATTTTCTTTATATTGGTTTATTGTTTAACGTCCATCTAAATTTGATATGATAAGCATCAAAAAAACGATAATGCCGCCCAGAAGAATTAGAAGCACGTCACCATTCATAACTCGTTATTATTTTTAACCTTCGTCCTGGTGATTCTCGTCGTTCCTGACACGATGATTTGTCCTCCATCCGGCTTATAAATCACATACCCATATATTGGAATATCTGCCCTCGCTCCCATCTTGAACGCCTCAACACAGTTTGCATATCCCGTTGTAAAAACAGCATCGGGAATGCCGTTCTGTTCAATTTTAATTTCCCATGTTGGTGTCTCTTTTTTAGGGGCTTTTTTCTGATTATCGGCTTGTTTAACAGGTTGAGGCTCGGAACCCTGATCGCAACCTGAAAGAACAAGCCCGGACAAGACGAGGGCGAACAGAGCTTTCACTTCTTCACCTCCTTCTGTTCGGTTTTCTTAAAAGGTGGTTCACCACCTACAGGCAAAAAAACTCGCTTCTTAACAATGCGTTTTGTTTTAGGTGGTTCACCACCTGCGAGCAAAAAAACTACTTGCCCAGAAACAGATCTTTGTTCTTTTCGTGCAATCAGTTTTATCTGTTCAAATAAGTCAATAGGGAGGTTAATTGTTATTTGCTTTTTCTCGTATTTCTCTGGCGATGTTCTCATAATCTTCGGGTGTAAGAATTACATTTTGAGTTTGTTGAACCAAATAAGCGGTAATGATTTCAGTCATGGTCATATTCAGCTCTTTTGCTCTCTTTTGAAATTTTCGGAAGAGGACGATTGGTATCCATACTGAAATCTGTTTTTTGTCTATCTTCCGTTGACTTGGCATGTGCTCACCATAATCGGTGGTTAACCACCAGTCAATACTATTTTTCATTTTTCTACATTTTTTTTCATCATAAATCATACCTGAGCTCTTCACAATTTTTTTCCCTTCATTAGTATTAAGGGTGTAATGAAGATAATTAGGTATACAGATCTCGACATGGATTCCTAAGTCATCTTTGATGGAGGAACGGGAAAACGAAGAGATTGACGAGTTCATTTCTTTTTCTCCTCCTTTTGAGTGATGTTCCTCAAGATCCTTTTCGTGGTTCTCCGGCAACCTTCAATAATGCCGAGTCGGAAACAAGTGAACCCGAACAGAACGGCCAGCAAGAAAAACACAAGCATTACGTTACCTGACATGGACGTAACCCTTTCTTGCTGAAAATTTAGTTTCTAATGCTCTAATATTTAAAGCGTTACAAATGCGGGGGGGGTACAATTTCCAGTTTTTCATGAGATTTGATGTCTTGTGACTCCGGTAAGACGTTTTGTCATCAATTTCCCGTTCAGGGGATGACAAGTCATGACGTTTCCTGAAACGCCGAAAAGGATTGCCTAACGGGTAAAATGTGATATAAAAGGCACGTATTCAGATTCCTGACTACGTCCTTTCTATTTATTCTTTTCCGTCCGCGTCGGGAGACGCGGGCGGTTTTTTTCGACGGGATTACAAAATAATCTTGCTTGAGATTTCTTCCATGGCGTGAACCACATCCTGTGAATCAGGGCGGAAATAAACCCTCTCAATCTCTTCGGAATCATGACCCACGATGAAGCGGCACAAATCCGCAGGTACTCCAGCCAATCTTAAAATCGTTACTGCTGTAGCCCGCAAACTGTGAAAGCTTTTCTCGGATAGAACACGCTTATCACCTTCCGCTTTCATTCCATCCGAGGAAATGATGCCATGTTTTTTCAAAAGCCCTGTAAATTCGAGAGACAACTTGCTGGACTTCCCGCCCGCTTGAGCATGTTTCATGGCCGCCAATGGGAATACGAATTCATTGATAGAATACTTTTCCCTTTCTTTCAAAATCTCTTTCAGAGGTCCAATGATGGGCTTGTTCATGCGCCGCTTGGTTTTCTGGGTGGTCATGGAGATCAGGCCGCCCTCCAGATTTACTTGATCCCATTTAAGCGTTGCAATATCTCCCAGCCTCTGGCCTCCGGTGTAAAGACAAACCCTTATCATGTCCGGCCATTCGTCCGGCAAAATCTCTACAAGCCTTTTGACTTCTTCTACAGTGAAAGCCCCCCGTTCCTGCTTATCAGCCTGTTTCTTTTTCTTGTCCAGCCTTGCCCCTCTAAAAGGATTTGAGCTAATCAATTCTTTTTCAACGGCCTGATTAAAAGCACATGATAGAGATTCAAGGTATCTGGATACTGTACCCGATGAAACACGCTCCATTTCTACCTCGGAAAACTCCCTGACAACGTTTTTGTTCACAGACGAGATTGATTGTCCCCCATCATTTCCTAAAAAGGCAATAAACTGCTGGATTGCCTTTCGGTCCCGTTCATAGGCCTGAATCTTACCCGATCTTGATTGCAGCCATTCCTTCAAATAGGCGCCAACACTCACCACCTTTCTTCCAAGGCTGAATGACTGGATATCTCCCCCCGCTATCGCTTTAAGACGATTCGAGTCTACGAAGCCCGTCTTATATCCGTTTTCCAGTTCTTCAGCAATAAGGCGAGCCCTGGCTTCATTTTGAGACAGCAACGCTCTTTTATTGACGCCGGGAGGAATAACCTTTGGAACAACGTCAACGCGGGTTGTTTTTCTGATCTCTTTGCCGTCCAGGGTTCGGAAGACGGCAACCCATTTGTTATTTCTCTTGATGATTCCTGCCATGCTGTACATTTTTTATATCATGTACAGCTCCATGTACAGGAAGCTTTACATAAACCACAATAAACTGGAATGCCCGAAAATAAAAAAAGCCTGATAAAATCAGGCTTTACATAAACCACAATAAAAGAAAACTGGCGGACAGGGAGGGATTCTTTTTTCTGATTATAACATACTTATAAAAATAATG